CAAATTCAGCTTTACCTGTTATATTAGATGTACCACCTATAGATACATTACTTGCTACTGTTAATGTACTTGCAAGATTAACTGCTCCACCTACACTTAATGTACTTTTTAAATGTGTAGCACCTTCTATTGTTGCAGTAGAAGATACTTTTAATGTACCACCTATTTGTGCATTTGAAACTGATATATTACCTGAAATAGGTATACCTGTAATGTTTGTACCATCACCATAGAAAGCACTAGCACATACTTTTTCTGCAAAGGTAGCATTACCACCTACACCTAATGTTCCTGTTATTGTTGTATTACCTGCTACTGTTAATGTACTTGCTAAATGAGTAGCTCCTCCTACTGATAATGTTCCACCTATAGAAGTATTACCTGCTACTGTTAATGTACTACCTAAGTTTGTAGCACCTCCAACACTTAATGCACCACCTATAGAAGCAGCACCACTTATTGTTGCAGTAGATTCAAATTTAGTTGCATCACCAAATGTTTTATTTGTTAATGTATCTGTAGTAGATGTTCCTACTAATGTTGCTGCACTTGTAGGTAATGTTATTGTTATATTACCACTAAAAGAACTATGTGGTGGAGCTTGTAAAGCTGCATAGTGAGCATTAGAAGATTCACAATATAGTTTTATGTTAGATTGTGTGCCACCATTTTTAACTTGTATCTCACCACCAGATACCATTATGTTACCACCTATAGTAACATTACCACCTATAGTTGCATTATTAGTAACTATTAAACTAGATACAGATACATCACCACTAAATGTTAATCCTGTAATATTAGAACCATCACCATAGAAAGCAGATGCACAAACTTTATTAGTTACTTGTAAATCTCCTGCTATAGAAGCATTATTAGTAACACCTAAGTTACCTGATACTTCAACAGCACTTGTTGCTATCTTTAAAGCAATACTTGTTCCATCACCTGTTTGTATTTTTCTTAGGGTTCCATCAGCTCCTTCATTACCAGATGTTTCTATTTGTAATAATTTTTTATATGTTGCATTAATTAATTTATTTGTTAAATCACTCATACTGTACCCCATTTTCTAGTGTTTGGTTCTGGAATATCATTCCAAGTAATATTAGCTGCTTCCCATCTTATGTTTCTACCACCATCATCTGGTCTAGCATTAGGAACTATTGTATCATCTCTTACATCAGCAGACCTATTTTGTGGATGATTTTTTAAATCATAATTACCTTCAAAACATTGAGGACATATTAACATATCATAACTATTTAAACGCATTACTTTTTTATCATAAACAAAAGAACATGTATCACACATTGCTTTTGCTTTTTTAGCTGTCTTAGACATTAAACATATCCTATTTTAGGTTTAAAATAAATACTTGCTCTTTCTTTATCTTCTTCCATTGCTCTTTTAAATGTTTCTTCATAACTTGCTTTTAACATAGCTATTCTTACATCAGTAACACCAGGTCTTTTTTGTGCTAATTGATGTGCAAGTCCATATGTTAAACAAGGTAAAAATCTTTTTGGTATATCTGCATTTTGTTCTGCAGATTTATTTACATCTTGTAATTGTCTTATTGCTTCTATTGTTAATATCTCTGTACTTGAATTAGGTACAGGATATAAAAATACTGTTGGTTTATCTACATTTCTTTTAATAGCAAATTGTGTTGGTCTACCTGTTTGTGATTTATTAGGTAATACATTATACTCTTCAAAAGATATTCTTGTTAGTTGTGTTTCTGTTGCTGCTATACTAGCTTTAACTGTAATAACTAAAGCATCATTTACTGAATCATCTAAATCATAAGAGGTAACACTTGTTGCTACTGTTACTGCTGTAGTAAATGTTGACCATAATAATACACCTCTATTTTGCCAATCATTTAATAATAAATTTATAGACCTTCTAGCTGACTGAGGAGTATGACCAAGTGTTTGTTCTCCACCTATCATTTCAGTAGCTTCTTGAATTACTTCATCTATATCTAGATTAAAATTATATGTTCCTGACCTAGCCATATTTTTTATGTTTTTCCTTTAATTGTTTTTTTGCTGCTTTTGCTAATCTTGATTGTTCACTTTTATTTTGTACTTTAGCTCTTTGTTCTAATACAGTTAGTATTTGTATTTTTCTAGCATAAGGTTTATTAATTCTTTTAACTTTAGCTATTGTTTTTTTTGCATCTTCTACAGTTGCATATTTAATTCTAACTGTATCTTTAGGATTCTCGTCTGTATATAATCTACGACTAGAACCTTTAGGTTTTTTACCTGTTCCTATTCTAGGCTCTTTTTTTGACATTCTTCTTTTTTCTCTTAATCATTTTTCCAATAGTAGTTGCTTGTCTTTTATGCATTTTAGATGCACCAAGTAATTCTTTTTTAATTTTTTTTAATTTACGTACCATAAATATTTCTCTTTTTTCTTTTTGTAAAATAAATAATGTTTGATTATCCATAACACACCTCCTAATTAAAGTTAGTGCGTTTCTTCAGTTAATACTTACTTCCAACCCTTACGAGTCAAACGAATTATTTTTTCTTAAATGTTTTAACCATTGTAGGCTTACCACCTACTCCTTGTTTTTTTGCTCTCTTTCTTTTTACTGCTGATGTTTTTTGTGACTTTGACATACGTTGTGCTTTTGCTAAAGGTACACACTTAGGATATTTACGTTTACTTTTAGTAGTAGACTTTCTACCACAAGGTTGATACTTCCCATTTTTCTTTGGTGCTCCTATATCAACCCATTTTTCTTCTACCCATTTACGTAAGCCACCACCAGTTTTTTTCTTAATAGTTTTCTTTTTCTTTTTGCCACCAGGTTTTATTTTGCCAGAGCAAACTGCAGAAGCATACATATTAGCGTAAGCTGATGGATATACATCAAACTTTCTTTTTGCTGCTGCTTTACCTTTTGGACAAAGCTTTGCCATTAGCTACCTCTTCTAGCATTTCTTCTAGCTGTCATACCTGCTTTTAAAGGACCACCTTTAGACATGTATTTAGTTTTTTTCATTGGACCACCTTTAGCCATATACTTAGTTTTTTTTAAAGCTCCACCTTTAGCCATGTATTTAGTTTTTTTCATAGCTCCACCTTTTTTCATGTATTTAGTTTTTTTTCCTGCCATTTGTTTTCTCCTGATATAAATTATTAAATGTTATTTCTGGGTCAGTATAACTATCATGTATTTCTGCTGAATGAATATATTGACTTGGTGCAAAATCTGGAGCACCTTCACCAGTTACCCATAAAGCAGGATTAGTTACCCTAACTCTATTGTTAGGTAATGCCACGATATTACCTGTCCATTTACCTGCATCTATAAGCTGCAGTACGTGACTTTGTTTATGTTGTGCAGGGTCATCACTAATATAACTATCAGTATAATCAACTGTAAACATATATCTTCCTTTATAAAACTCACCACCTATTTTACACATCCAAGGACTTGAGCTTACTCTATCCATTACTATTATGGAATGTCCTCTTGAGGAGCAATCCCAAGGTTGTGCTAAATGTGTATCCATTCTTTCTGGCATCTCTTCTAAAACTTCGTCTGCCACTAAACTTGTTATTGGCATCCTTGCCCACATTGCACCCCCATGTATATTTTCTTCTTCATCTATACCAGTAAACACTACTTGAAAACTTAAACATCTATCTGGTATTGTATTGACTGCTATCGCTAGTCCATGCAAATATTCGCCATGATAATCTAAATGATTGTTTGTAAATTCTTTACGTACCCAACATTTAAAATGAGGAATATTACTTATTAAATATGACAGTTAGCACCTCCATCTTTTTCTTGCTTGTCTTAATCTTGAATTAGGATTCTTAGCTGCTTTAGGAAACTTCTTCATTTGTCCTGCAGACCTAGCACAATAACTTTTTCTTCTTGAAGCTCTTTTACCTGTAGGTTTCTTTTCAGTTACTGCTGTTTTTAATTTACTACCAGGATTATTTCTTCTATATTTTGCTACACCTTTCGCAGTCATGCCTGCACCTTTTTTAGTAGGTCGTTTATCACCACTACTAATAGACATGCCTTTCATTCCTGTACCTTTTTTTCTAGCCATTATTTGTATATTCTCTAGACTCTTCTTTTACTTGAGATTCTATAGTACCTTCTACTTGAGGTCCTTTTCTAGCTTTACCATAACCTTGTCCAGTTGGATGAGCACTTGTTACTTTACCAACAGATTGATTAATAGTTCTTGCATTTGCTCCTACTATTAATGTTGAAGTCTTTATTTGCATTATTTTCTCCTTTTAATTTTAGATATTTGTCCACCATATTGAGCAGCAACAAACTTATCACCTTGTTTTTTTAAAACTCCTCTAGCAACTAGAACATCTTTTTGTGTTACTTTATTGTCACCAGTCATATCTTGAAGTTTTCCTCCTTTAGCTTTTTCAATTTGTTTATTTATTTTAGTTCTATTAATCATTAATTAGCTCCTTGTATTACTGGATTAGGTCCTCCTGCAGGACTTGCTGCTACTTGCATATCATCTTGTCTCATTCTTCTAGATTGATTACGTAAAGCATCTATAGAATTTTTATATTTATTTTCCCAATTAGGTAATACATTAAAATCTTTTATAAAATAATTTGCTTCTATCATACATGCAGCAAATAATGCATTATAACAAAATTCACTAAAGTAATTAGAAGTAGTAACACTTGTACCTGTAGCACTAGCTAATGCTAAAGGTCTACGTGTGTATTGTATTTCACCTGATACTGCAGATGCAGGTGTTGGTACAATATAAATTTGTGTATTTGTTTTTCTTGAATAATATCTAGGTGTTCCTGTTGATGCACTAGCAAATGGAAAATAATCTATTGCATACTCATAGGTTCTTTGTAATAAATTTACTTTTGAATTAGCAGGAATTGCTGTTGTTGAAACACTTGTTGTATAGTTTACATTACGTACCACTAAAGCATCAGCAGGTAAACTAACTACTGGGTCAGAAGCTGTAAATGAAAAAGTAGAATAATTATCTAGACCTGGGTCATCCAGTTCTTTAATTAATCTACCTTCAGCTTTTTCAATAAAGTATGATACGTGTTCTTCAAACTCTGTTGAATCATTTTCTATTGTATTTATTATATCAGTCTTTAAAAAAGAATAGGATGGCATTTAGTTATCCTGTTATTAAAGTTACACTACCTGCATCTGGTGTAGAAATAGTAACTGTTGCACTACAAAGTACACCCATTTCTCCAAAGTACATATCTGATTCTGCACTTGCAGGAACTTCATAAGTTATTACTGCTCCTGTTTTATCTCCAATAGCAATTACTCCTGCTACAGTAGAATAGGAATGAACTCCTAATATTCTAGTTCTTCCTGTGGTGCCAATGATAACTCCATCACCACCTCTTTTATTAACTGTTCTTATATTTGTAGCCATGTTGTTTCCTTAAATTAGGAAGGGTACGTTAATACCCTCCCTAGTTATTAATGGTTAAGCACCTTGATTACCAAACCAACTTCTCCAATCAGAGACACCAAAAGAATATCTTTCTCTTGCCTTGAATCGTAAGTTGCCAGTATCAAAATCAGGCTCCATCTTGGTTTGTAAAGGTGTTCTATTGAACATCTTTGAACCATTAGGAACATCAGTTTTTATAAACCAAGCATTAACATCTGTAAATCTTCTGTTAGTCATATATCCACTTGGAAATACTCCTAAGTTCTTTACAGAGTTAAGGTCATTGTCTGCACTACCAACAATACCTGGTGTATTTAATAATACATCAGCAGTAAACATTAAGTCTACTGGTACGTGTAAAGATACAGCAGAAGAACCAATTAAGATACCTCTGTCATCTTTAAACTTTTGTATTGCAATAATAGCAGATTCTAATGTACCTTCAGCAATCGCTGCTGCAGTACTTGTATTACTTTGGTTTCCATCACCAATAGTTGGATGGGCAGCATTAAATAAACTTACGCCATCTCCTTGTGCTGTAGTAAAACCTTCGTTATAAAGTTTAGCAGCTTTTACTTGCTTAGTATTAGCCATAGCTCTTGCTAATCCTCTTGCTCTTAATTTTGCAAAAGTATCATAAAGGTTATCTTCCATTGCTTCTTCAGTAATTGCAAATGCTAAAGCTATAGTCTCGTTTGTATATCGAGATGTATAACTCTCACCTGCATCATCATAAACAACAGCAGCTCCTTCATTTTTTGTTGGAGCAGTACCAAATCCTGTAAAGAGGACTTCCTCTTCAAAAGACCTATCTGAATTTTCTATTTCATATAGTGGTTCATGCTCATTATTAACTTCTCCATACTCAATCCCAAATACTGCGTTCAATCCAGGAAGGAGTTCTTTGCTTATCGCAGCTCTATTTATAGCCATGTGTTATTCTCCTTTATTAACCTGTTATAGTTGCTGTTATGAAATTATCCATATGGTTAGCAATACGTACTTCATACCAAGGATAAGCATCTGTCACACCTGCTGATGTTCCAATACCTGTATCCCAAGGTGCTCTACGTATAACTCTTAAGTTTCCTGTTGATAGTATAGGACCAGATGCATCTAAAACATAACCACTTTGTCCTGTTTTATGACTTCCTGTTCCTGCAATATAAACTCCATTATATACACCAACACCAAAACCTGCAGCAGCAGTTACTGTTGCGTCTGCTTGGATAAAAAATGTTTGAGCAGGGTCACTTGCAATATGAATTTTTACATCAGTTGCTGTAACTCCACCTGTAATACTTCTAGCGAACTTCTGTTCTCCACTAGCATTTACAAAACTACATCCTTGAAAAACACCTGCAGACTTTATAGATACTCCTGCAGCACAAGGTTTAATTGTACCTGCAGTTTCTATTGCTATAGGGTCTCCTGTAAAAATATCTGAAGGCACTAATGCTGAAGCCACTAAAGGGCTTGCGTTGTTCAAATCAATAGTTCGTACACCAGTAGAGTTAGAACCATCACCATTTTTCTTAGCTATTTGTAACCCTCTAGGGGCATTTACACTCGCCATAGTTCATTCTCCTTTGATTGTTATTAAAATAGCAACAAAAAGTTTTTACTTTTGAAAAGTAGGTTGTCTACCTTTTGTTACTGTCGTTTTACTTGAATTAGAAATGGGCATACTAGAATTATTTCCTCTCATTAATTGACTGTTAACAGCTTCCATTAATTGGTCAGACTTATTTCTGTAAAACTCACCTCTACTTTGGAATAACTTGGTAGGTATTTTACCTAACGCAATGTCGCCACGAGTGACTGCTCCAGAGTATCTTCCCTCCATCTTCACGAGTGATGTTTGTTCTAACTCAGGTACTTCTTTAATATCAACAAATTGCCAACCTTCTTGCATTTTTTTACCAATATATTTAAAATCGTCTTGACCTTTAAGAGTTATTCTTAACCATCCAAGAGTCATTCCTTCGCTATTGAAACGATTTACTATTGCATCAGGTATATGTAAGCTATCTTGTTCTTCAAACTGATAACTCATTTCTTCGTTAGTATTATTTTCTCTAAGTTCTGAACTACGTGTATTGATTCGTGTTTTCATTATTTACCTCCACGTTGCATATTTATTGTTGTATACTCACCATCAGCACTATTTGCTTTTAGTTTTTCTTGAGCATATTGTTCAAGGGGTATATTCCATTTGTTAGCTAATCTTACATCTTCTTTTGAAAGTTTAACTTTTTTATTGGAACTAGGAGTGCTACGTGTACCTCCTGCAACCACTTGAGCAGGTGACGTTTCCTGCTTACGAACTTCTTCAACCTCTTCAGTTTTATACTTATGAGGAAAAGCTTCTTTTAATCTAATATCTACTTCTGAATAATAATCATCATCAGTAGGATTAAAACCTTCTTCTTTTAAATCTGCATCTATTGCTAGAGCAGCAGCAGTTCTAACCTTATCTTTACCAAACCAATCATTTTTTTCTGCCCAACTTTGTGCCTTTGGGTCAGGAGTTGGTTGTTGTTGATATTGAGGTTGTTGTACTTGTTGTTGTGTTTGTTTAACCTCTGGTTCTTTAAACTGCATCTTTGTTGCACTAACTGATTTTAAATCATTTTGTGCATCATTAAGAAACTCTTGAGCCTTTAATATTTTAGAAGTATCCCCTTCTTCGTGAGCTGCTTGATAAGCACCTCTGGCTAATTCTAATTTATCTTCTAATTGTTTTTCAGTTGCATCTAAATTTAATTTACTTAATTTAGTAAATTCAGTATTTTGATTTTTAACTTTATAACTTAATTCTTCATTTTTACGAATTAAAGCATTAATTTGTTCTTCTCTTTCTTTTCTTTGTTTAATTAATTGCCTTATTCTTTTTTCTGCACCTTTAGTTTCAATACCTTCAAGTTCTTTTGGCTCTTCTTTTTTAACTTCAGGTTCTACTTTTTTAGGTTCTTCTTTTTCTACTTCAAATTCTACTTTTTCTTTTTCTGGTTCTTCTGTTTTAACTTCGTTCCAAGATTCTTCTTGCATTGTTTATTCCTTTTCGTTGCTAACGAGACATACGAGTTACGTTATACTTATTATTATACTATATTATTTTAAAGTATGCAAGTATTATTACACACTATGTTTAGATAAATTAAAGGTAGGGTCTAAAGTCTTAGGACTTTCTACCTTCATTATCACTTGGTCATCAAATAATAGTATATATTTTAAACTTTTATACTTTATCTTTTGACCTGCATGTTTACCATAACATACATAATCACCTACTTTACACCATGCTCCTTTAGGAAATTTATCTTTATCATTATAAGCTAAGTCTCCTAAAGCTACAACTTCTCCTACTGTTGTAAGATAAGCCATATCTTCTTTAGTTGAGTTAGGTAATAAAATACCACCTTTAGTTTTTTCTTTTATAGATACAGGTCTTATCAGAACATGATAACCTGGTAGTTCTGGTAAAACATCTGGATTAGCTTTATCTTCCTCAGAAATCCACATATCATTCTTAATAGATTTTGCTAAACTTACTTGTTGCATTATTCTTCTTCTCCTTCATACATTTTTTTTGTTATAGTTTTGATAACCTCGATAGACCATTCAATTCCTTGTATACGACCTACGAGTTGTTTATAATTAGCAAAGTTATCTGCTTGTCCATTTGCTAAATTAATTCTTAATAAGTTAAGCTCCTCGTCATATTTACGAAGAGCTTCATTAGATACTTCCATTATAGTTCAGCACACGCATAGCAATTAATTTCTAAGCCTACACTAATTTCTTTTATAATTGGTTGTTTCCACATATACTACTCCTTAATTAATTATCACTGGTCTGCAAAAGCAGGGGCAGTTGCTCCTGTTACATTACCAAATACTTGGTAGTTTGTACTATCTAAACCTAAAAAAGTTACTTCAAAAGCTCCAGGTACATTTAATTGTAAACTACTATTTGAACTTCCATTAGGATATACAACAACATTATCAGCATTTGTATCTAAATGTGTAATATTACCTTTATAGAAATTTGTATTACCTGGTGTTATAAATATTGCATCAGTTCCATCAGCAGCAACTCCACCATAAACAAATCTATAAGCTACACCTGCTTCTGGTGCAGGAAGTGTATAAGTATTATCTTGTCCACCATCTGGAACAATATTTACTCTACCACCATGAGTTGTATTTACAATAGTAATATCACCATCTGCTAATACTACTGGTGTAGCAACTTCACCTTTATTACCAAACGTAATATTTTCTGTTATTGCTCCTGTACTTGAATCTTTTGTAACACCAATAAAGCCATTCTCAGCTCTGACTGGTCCATTAAAAGTTGTATTCGCCATAATTTATTCTCCTTTATAAAATTATATCTATCGTCTTGGCTTGTCTGCTAGGGCAGTCGATAGACAATTAAAATCCCTAGTTATTCTTTTTCTTGTAATTGAACTAGATTAATATTTTCTTCATGTTTTATTAAATCAGTTAATATTTCAACTAGCTTTAAACTTCTTTCTTTATCATCTTTAATATTTAATTCTTCTAATTTTGATAGTGATTGAGCTTTAATTTTTTCATAATCAACTTCAGTCTTTTGGTCTGCAATAGCAGCTTTTGTCATAGCATCTATAGCTTTCATACTTTCTTTACTTGCTCTATCTAAATCACTTTTTTCTTTTTTCATCATAGCAGCTTGTCCTGCTTTAGCTGAGTCTGTCATTAGTTTAGCTTCTTTTAATTCTAACTCTTGAGCATCTAATGCAGATTCTGCAGAAAATTTAGCTGATTGTATTTTTAATTTTTCTTTTTCTAATTCTACTTTAGCTTGTTCTAATGCAACAAGTTGTTGTTCAGGTGATTGAGCTTGACCCATAGCTTGATTAGCATTTAATACTTGTTGTGCTGCTTGTGCCATTGCCATTTCTGCAACACTAGGATTCTGCATTGCTTCAGGTGGTAGTTGTTCCATAGCTAATCTTGTCATACCATTAACTTGTTCTTGATATTTCATAACTGAATGTTCTTGTATATTAGATTCTAATATTGGTTTAATTCTAGCCATAATAGGATTAGCACCATTTTGTGGGTCTTGTAAATAAGCCATCTTAGATTGAATATGAGCATCATGGTTCTGACCTTCAAATGCTTTTATTGGAATACCTTTTGTTGCTGCCATAATATCTGATACTGGGTCCATAGCTTGTGGTTCTTGTTTAGGTGGAAGTATCTCTTCTAAGTTAGGCATATTAGCAGCATTTAATATAGTTCTATTTAATGCTTCTATATTAAACATACCAGGAGGTGATTGTTGTGCCATTTGGAGAGCCATTTGGCTAATCATCATTCTGTGTGCATTAGAAGGAATGTTAGGGTCGCTGACAGGGATTACATCAACCCTTCCATCAAAGTCCTGTTTAAATACACTCTGTTCAGCAAAAGGAACTTCATAAGGATACTCTGAAGGTAAATACTCATAATCTATACGTGCAAGAATTTTAAACTCTTCCCTTTGGGATTTGTGTAATCTCTTATGTATAGCTGAAAAGAATTTACTTGAAGCTTCTAATAAAGCCATAGTAGTACCAACAGGTCCATAAGATGCTGCATCAGAAACAATTTGTTCTGTGCTATCAGCAAATTTTTGACCTGTTGCTGTTATGAAACTTAACATCTGAAATAAAGTAGAGGAAGGCTCTTTATAGGGGAGAGGGATAATTGCCTTGCTTAAATCTACTCCAGTTGCTTCTATTTCTTTAAATTCACCAGGACTTATTGGTTCATTATCGCCAACAAGTCGTACACCTTTTGCTTTGAATCCTCCTGGTAAGTTTGCAAATTGACCTGCGTCTACTAGACTTCTCATAGCTGCTGTTGCAGTCATAGTAAGATTGCCTAAGAAGTGCATCAAGCCAAACCCATAAAATCCAAATCCAGGAACAAATCTGTAGTGGACAAAATGGGAAATCTTTTGTTGTTGTTTATCTTCTTTTTTATAATTTCTTCTAATACTTAAAACAGTTCTAGATTGCTCTTCCACAGTAACAATGTAGGGAAGAGCATAGTCTTTCTCTATTTCAAGATAACAATGCTGTTCTAATAATGTATATTGTGGGTCACTACTTTCTGTAGGAGATAATCCTAATATTGTATCCATCTTTTCTGAGAAAGATGTAGGACTAGGATTAGTAGCTTCAGGTAATTCTACATCATCATAGATACCTGTACGCATATCTCTAGCTAAGTCTACAGGACTTCTATAAATAACATGTGTGTATCTATCTGCTTTACGTAAGTTAGAAGCATAGTATGAAACATAAAATTGGTCTATAGGAACAAATTCAGATACTGGTCTTTTTAAGTTAGCATCATAATATACTTTTTTAAATGCTGAACCTATAAGAGGTAAATGAAATAACATTCTTTCAAACTCATCAAAGTATTCTGGCATTTGCTCAGTTACTTGATAGTTCATAAAATCTTTTACTCTATTAGATTGTAATTCTTTTTCAGGAGTTACCTTTCCTAATATTTGTGTTTTGATAGGACCATTACTTGGAAACATTTCCTGTATGGCTTTTGATTGAAACTTAACTGCTGATTCTATTAACATAGGATGAACAGCAGTACATGCACCTTCAAAAGGTTCACTTGCATCTTCTATCTTTAATCCTAATAAATCAAATCCTCTTTCAAACATTGACTCCCATTCAGCTCTGGAATCTTTGTCTGCTGTATAATTATTTACTGTATCTTCTGCAATTTGTATTAACGACTCTTCATCTAAGGTATCAGCTAAGTTACCATACCACTCTTGCGTTTCACTTTCAGGTTCCATCTCTATAGTGGTCTGAGTAAAGTCTACAGTAACTCCCCCATCTTCGTCTGGTTCGAAAGTAGGTGAGTCTGTTATCTCTTCAATTTGTTCTGGAAGTTGTACTACATTTGATATTGTTTCTTCTATTCTATCAAATGGATTTCTTTCTGTTGCCATTATATTGCCCTCTGTGTATTATAATTATTACTACGCATTACCATTCCCCCTTGTTTTTTTACTTCTAATATTTCATCTACTTGATTTGGATACAACAACATTAAACTATCGTTTGCATCTGATGTACCTTTTTCAAATTTATTATTATAAACAAAAGAATCAAAATTATGTTTATTTCCTAATTCTCTTAATTTTTGTAACCAATAAACTTTACCTTCATTTGAACTCCAAAAATCAACTTCAGATGCATCATATTTATTTTTATAATTTCTTGTTGCAGATACTCTGTATTGTTCAGCTTCATCAATAGCTTTTTTAAAATCTTCTTTAATTGCTTTATTTGTTTTTACTCCATCAAAAGCTTTATTCCAATAAGAAGGTATTCGAAAAGCTGAAAGGTCATTAATTTCTAAAGCTTTAGTATCTTTATTTATATTTAAAGGTAATGTTTTATAAACATTTTTTTTACCTTTATAGTTTCTAGTAGCTTTAATATTATCTGTAATCTTAGAGTCTAAAGCTACATGTACTCCTATGTCTGCATCTACACTTCTTCTTCCTGTAGGATTTAAACCCTTTTCTTTTATTAAAGAAATATTTTCTTCTGGAGTAGCATGATAACCTTTTAATTTATCATCAAGAAATTTACTAACTTTTTGTCCACCCTTTTTAATATATTGAGAACCTGGAACAAGAATACCTGCTAAACCTCCTATTATTTGAGGAACACCTAATATATCTCCTTGCATAATTTTAGCAGAACCTGTTTGTGCTTCTTTTATATCAGAAGCAGGAGATATTACTTCTCCAAGCATAGGAGCTACTTTACGCAATAAATTTAAATATTCATCCATTGCATAATTAGATGAATCTTCTTCCTCCTCTTCTTCTGGAGAAACTATTTCTTCATCTAAAATAAGTTCATTTATTTCTGATTGTTTCATAATCCCCTGTTAATTCTTTTATTATAACACTAAGTTCTCCAGTATGCAACCTTTTTCTTTTTAGGTGGGTCGTCCCAATCTGGGTCTTCAGGATGCTCAAGGTGCCATGACTCTTTCATGTAATGTATTGCCATTGTCATTGCATCAACTTGGTCATCATGTGCTGCATGTGGAAAACGTAGTAACTCTTCTAATAAGTCTTCTGACCATTTTTTATTATCTGGTATCCATACTCTACCTGCTTCCATCATAGGAGTTGCAGAATAAACTCTAGCTACTTTATCTCTATCTGGTAGATATTCTAAAACAGGTAGTCCTGCTCTACGCATATCTTGTATTAATGATTGTCCTGATGCTTTCTTTTCTACCATGCATACATCAGGTTTATGTTCGTGATATAATTTTTGAGCTAATCGTCTTAACTCTGGATATTCAAATCTACCTTTTATGTTTCCTAATAGTATTAATTGTGATACATAGTTTTCATAACCATCTTCATTTTCTTCATAGCTATGAAATATTCCCCATGTTTGTATTACACTAAAGTCTGCAGTTCTTGATGTGGAGAACGCAGTATCATATGTTTGTATTATAAATTCACAAGGTGGTGGTGCATCATCTTCCCAAAACTGTACCCACTTCTTTTTTATTATTCCTCCTTCATCAGGAGTTGGGTCCTGCATATACAAGGAGTTCCAATATCTTGCACCATTAGAAGCTTTAATCTCTGCTTCATCTACTTTTAAAACATCATCAGGCTTCCATTCTGGAAAATAACTACCACCTACTGGTAATTGTAATAATTTTGATGAGTCTTCATCTAACCAGGCAGGTATACGCACAACTTCCCAAGGAGTTACAGCATAATCACCTACATTCTCTTGTTGTTTTAGTAACCATCCACATAAATCATCATAATGGTACCTAGTATTTATGATTAAGATAGAACCATTGGGCATAATACGTGTTCTTAGTCCTGATGGGTACCATTCTTTAACATATCTTCTACCTGCTTCAGAGAAGGAGTCCTCTTCAGACATCACATCATCTAATATAGCTATGTGTGCACCTCGACCTGCTATCTGACTTCTAACACCTGCTGCGTAGTACGTGCCATTCTGTGTTGTTTTCCATTTACCTGCAGCTCTAACGTCACTTCTTAGCTGAACACCTTTGAATATGTCTTGAAATGTTTCATCATTAACAATATCTCTAACACTTCTACCAAAATCAGAACTTAATTGGTCACTATGAGACACAGTTAGTATTTCATGCTCTGGGTTTCTACCAATATACCAGGCAGGAAACAGTTTAGAACAGATAACACTCTTAGAAGAACGTGGTGGTAGGAATACCATGAGCCTTTTTATCTCTCCAGACTCTAGTTGTTGTAGTTTTTCACTTATTACTTCTATGTGTCTCCCCATTTTCCAATCAGAAACAAGTGTTGGAGCCATCAAACAAACAAAATCTAAGAAACTATCTTTAGAATAAGTGGTGTGAACTTTATTGAGAGTACTATATAGATTAAAATAGTTATTTATAGATTCTAAATCTACATTATTTTCAGTTATATTCATTGTATGTTATTATATTACTTATAAGAAGACAAAAAAAGAAACAAAGATAAAC